TCAGGAAGTATTTGGCAGCGTTCAAGCGGTGCGGTAGGTACTGTAACAAGCGTAGCATTAACAGTTGGTGGCGATGCGATAAGCGTATCTGGTAGCCCTTTAACTACAAGCGGAACTTTAGGTTTAGCGTTTAGCGGTACTACATCACAATACATTCGAGGTAATGGTACACTTGCTAACTTCCCTACTTCTTTAGTAACAGGAACGGGAACTATAAACAGTGTTACTAAATGGAGTTTTACAAGCGGAGAAATAATTAATAGCAATATATACGATACAGGAAGTGTTATTTACAATAATAACCCTTCCGATGGTCAGTTTGCTTGGCAGTTTAACGGAAGTCAAACAACGGGATTGTCTTATGGTGCTTTGATTGTAGCAGGTACTAACGCAAGTGATATTGCTTTAAGAATACAAAATGCAAGTTCTACAAGTGAGTACTTTTTTGTGTGGGGAGATGGTAGAGTACAGATTAACAATATACCAAACGCTACTACCGATACGGATAAGTTTTTAGTAAGTGATAGCGGAGTTATTAAATATAGAACGGGTGCTGAGTTATTAAGTGACATAGGTGGTGCAAGTGCATCGGGTTACGTTCCTTACACGGGCGCAACTGCTAACTTAGATTTAGGAACTCATACTTTACTTGCTGCTAAAGGTACTTTTTCAAGTTCTGGTAGTGGCGATACAGTTGGAATAACACATTCAAGCGGTAGTGGTATTGCTTTAAATATTACTAAAGGTGGTAATGGCGAAGGCTTATACATAAACAAAACAAGCGGTTCGGGTAACGCTGCAACAATCATAGGCACTTTAAACGCAACTACTTTAGTTAAGTCGGGCGGTACATCTTCGCAATTTTTAAAAGCCGATGGTAGTGTAGATAGCACTTCTTACGGCACGGGTTCGGTAACAAGCGTAGGTTTATCTTCTGCAACAAGCGGAGTAACTATTGGCTCTACACCTATTACAACAAGTGGAACTATTACTTTAGCTATTGCAACTGCAAGTGGTTCTCAGCAAGGTTTATTATCAAGCACCGATTGGACTACGTTTAACAACAAGCAAAGTGCTTTAACCAATCCAGTAACGGGTACAGGTACTACTAACTACCTACCTAAGTTTACAGGTACAAGTACAATAGGGAATAGCTTATTAACTGACAATGGAACAAATATTGGTTTAGGTGTTGCTAACCCAACCGCAGGTAGATTACAAATTAATGTTAGTGATACAACAACTGCTGCACATTTACAAATAGTAGATGGAACAACTACATTAGCTAATTCATTTGTAACTAATTTTAGAAATGCTAATGATGGAAATGGTAGATACTCTTTATCTTCTTGGCAAGTTCAAAATGCAGTAGGTAATGACCAAAATGGTTTTATAGGAGTACAATCAGTTTCAGGTGCAGGTGCTTATACACCAAATATAGTTTTTGGACAAAGAACAGGAGCAAGTACTTATGCAACAAGAATGACTCTTGACGCTTCAGGCAATTTAGGATTAGGAGTTACACCGAGTGCGTGGGCAAGTGGTTATAAAGTAGCACAATATCAAGGAGGATTTTTAGGCTCTGATGGAACTTCATATATTTATTTTGGGCAAAATGCTTATAGTGATGGAACTTTTAAGTATTTAGCAAATGGGTTAGCTACAATATACGCCCAAGATGCAGGTAAATATATTTGGTATCAAGCTCCTTCAGGAACGGCAGGTAACGCTATATCCTTTACCCAAGCTATGACGTTAGATGCGAGTGGGAACCTTGTAGTTGGCGATACTACTACAAGTGGTAGATTAAGAGTTGTAGGTAATGCTGCTACAAATGGTTTAACAGTTAAATCGGCAGGTAATGGCGGTACATTCCCTTTTAGAGTTACTTGGGCAAATGGTACTGACGGAAGTATGTTGTGTGTCGAGGATAATGGTCGAGTAGGAATTGGAACTACAACTCCTGGTAGACAATTAGAAATATATGCAGCTAATGATGCCTATATGAAGTTTAATGGCCAAAGAGCAGGTAATAATGCTTTTACTATCGGTAACGATAATTCAGGATTTATTGTATATGATGATACAAATGGAATATATAGATTAAAAATAGCAAACTCTACAGGAGCAGCTACATTCTCAAGTAGTGTAACGGCAAATCAAATAAGCTCTATTGTTACAAGTGGAACTGCAAGAGTTACAATAGGAGATGGCTCAGTAAGTGGTGGGGCTTTATTAAATTTAGCAGGTGTAAGTGGTGGCAAAACTTGGTTTATTTCAAGCAACTATAATATTGGCGGTGGTTTAGAATTTATACAATCTACAACAAATGGTGGCACAACTCCGGCAAGTGGTGCTGCTATGCTCATAACAAGTGGGGGTAATATAGAAATAGCAACAGGCTCAATAAAAACAGGAGAACCAGACACGGGTTGGGGAAGAGCAGCAATCAAGATAGGAGCAAGAGTAAGTGGAACTGCATTCGGAGTTGGCGGTTACTTACCTGTAAGCGTAGACGGAACAGTATATTATATTAATTTAAATAGTTCAACACCTTAAAAATGGCATTAGAAACAAAATGGGTAGTGGTTCAAATGGATACCGCACCTTCAGAGGACAAATTAACAGACGTAGTTAAAAGAGTGCATTATCGTTACGAGGGTACAGACGAACAATACTTTGCAGATATTTACGGAGTATTGTCTTGCGAAACACCTTCGGAAACTGATTTTACTGCTTACGAAGATTTAACTTACGAGCAAGTATGTACTTGGTTAGAAGCAGGTCTTAACGTAGAAGCTATGGACTTAAACTTAGCTACACAAATTGAGAACCTTAAAAACCCACCAATTGTAAATTTACCTTTGCCGTTTAGTAATCCACAATTATCTTTACAAACAAAAAACAATGAAAATGAAGTACAAACAACTATTACAATTAGTCAGGAGCATTAATGCAGTAATTGAAAACCAAGAAACAAAAGTAGCTAAGAAGCTTGTAAAAGTTTATGAGAAGGTTAAAAAGTACCACGAAGATTACAACTCACAAGTTGAGGAACTTCGTTTGGATAACGCTTCAGTAGACGAAAAAGGCATTTTAGTACTTACAGAAAAAGGAGATTACAAGTTCTCAAAAGAAGGCATCAAGAAGCTTACCAAAGATATTGAAACCTTAAATGATAAAGAATTTGATTTTCAAATAATTAACGTAGTCAATCCACAAGGTCTCGAGGACTTTACTTTTTTAGAAGATTGGACTACTGGCATCGAATTTAACAAACAAGAAGACATAGAACTATAAATGGAAAGTAACCACCAAGCAGACCAATCAACAATCGTATCAGTAGTAAGTGCTACAATAAGCATTACAAGTATTCAACCACTATTCACATTGATTGCAAGTTTGGTGGCTATTGTTTCTGGAGCAATGGCTATTCGCTACTACTACAAAATGACTAAGAAACTAAAATGAGATTAATTCTTTTAGCCTTATTACTTACATCTTGCGCTTCAGTTAAGAAGGCATCGGAGCGTTTAGATAGCACTGTTGTTAAAACTTTTGACTCGGTGCGTGTAGTCGTTTTAGATAGCGTAACTAAAATAGTAGAAAAGGAAGAGTATTTTACCAAGACAATAACTTACTACGATACTTTATGGCTTACTAAGGACAGTATGATAACTATTCCTAAGTATACCGAGACCTACACAAGAGGCACAAAAGAGAAACAAACTGATAGTAAGCAGACCAAGACGGACTCAATGGCTCTTAATCGCACAGAAAGTACTCAAATTTCGAAGATAATTAAAACTAAGGATAAGTCATTCAGCGAATTCTATAAGGCTCTAATTGCGCTTATATTGATAATTACGCTAATCTTATTCTTTTGGAAACGTAAATAATATGGCAAAAGCAGCAAAAAGCGTAAGCGTATCAGCTAACCCGTTACCGATTTCATTCAAGGAGTTTAGCAAGAACCCTGTCGTTGGTATGCTATTTTTATGTATCTGCGGTATTAGTTACTTGTATATCGACAATGCAAAGCGTAACGAAAAGCAAGACGAAAAGATAGGCAGCTTGTATGAAATGGTGCGTAAGAGCGATAGCAGTAACGCAGCAAGTACGGCTCGTCTGGAAATGGCAGTAGACCTAAAGGCTCTAAAAAAGTTTAAGTAATGCGCTATTTAGTATTGATTGCTTTGATAGGTTGCGGAACTAAGACCGATAACCAGATTATAGAGTTGCAAGACAAAGTAAAGCAAAGCCAAGTGCAGAGCGAACAAGTGCAGGGTGTGGCTTCTCAGGATAACAAGAAGGTAATTACTAAGACAGTGAAAACAATAGTTACCTTAAAACAAGAACTAAAAGAATTAAAAACGGAACTAAATGAAGTTAAGGCTAAATTGGACTCCGCTAATTCTGTTGATACTAATAGCACCAAGTTCCAGTTACGCCCAATACGTTAAGAAGATAGGCGGCGAGGATAAGATTGTTATTAGCCGTACAGAAGGCGAAAAGATTAACAACTCATTTGATAGCCTAACTAATTTAGTAAGCTACCAAAACACACGAATAGATAGCTTAATTAAAGCTAACATTAAGACAAGGGATAGCCTTCGCATTGACTTACTTACCCTTAAAGATACCCTTACTCAACGCAATAAAATATCAAACGATACGTTAAACGACTATCGTAATAGATACTATAAAAACATAGCAATTTACGAGCAGTATGAAAAAGCGGTGCAGTTTGAAATAAAACTACATAGGCTTAATTCAGTTTTGTTTGCTATGCTAACATTCTTTTTATACTCACAAATAAATTAAAATGCAATTAAACGACAAAGGTAAAGACCTTATTAAATTCTACGAAGGCTGCAAATTAGTAGCTTACAAATGCAGTGCTGCAAAAGATACTATCGGCTACGGGAATACTTTTTATGAAAACGGAACACCTGTAAAGCCAGGAGATAAGATTACCCAAGAACGAGCAAATGAGTTATTTGAAATCATAGCTAAAGAGTTTGCAGACAAAGTTGCTCCATTAGTTAAGAGTGCGGTTACACCTAATCAGTTCGCTGCGCTTACAAGCTTTGCCTATAACGCAGGTATCGGTAACCTAAAGAGTTCTACTTTATTAAAGAAGGTAAACGCTAACCCTAACGACCCTTCAATAGCTTTAGAGTTTGCCAAGTGGGATAAAGCAGGTGGCAAAGTTCTTGCAGGTCTTACAAAGCGTAGAGCATCTGAGTCAAAATTATACTTCACACCTTAAATTAATACTATGAAATGGTTAGCCAATTTATTATCAGACGAAA